GAGGCTATCTCTGGAGCAACCGGATCAGAGCTGGAAGCACTGGAAAATAAGGCAAAGAGCCTTGGAAGTAGTACGAAATTCTCAGCTACTGAAGCAGCCAATGCTATGACAAACATGTCCCTGGCTGGTTGGTCTGTAAACCAGACTCTTTCTGGAATTGATGGCGTTCTGCAGTTGGCAGCCGCTTCTAATATGGATCTGGCAGATGCATCACAGGTCGTAACAGACAATATCAGTACTTTTAATCTGGAAGCTTCACAGTCAACCCATTTAGCAGATATGATGGCATATGCACAAGCAAACAG